GGTCCGCTTAATTCCTTGAGCAGAGGTCTGATCACCCGCACGAAATACGTGAATTCTTTTAGTGAACACAGTCTATAAGGGGATCTGATAACATTTTTTACCCTTCCTGCTCCTCGATTGCCACTTCCTGGGTGTCAATAGGTTCTTCCTCAGGTGCTGGTGTTGTTTCAGCAGGAGCAGTGGATTCTTCGCCAGGTACAGATGAAGTCTCGTCCCCGAAGATTGAGCTGTATAGGTCTTGATCTTCTTCAGGGTTGTATGTTGTTGGGGAAGTTTGATCTTCAGGGCCACCACTCTCCCTCTTATCTTCAAGCTCGACCCGGAAGTGTCTTTCCAGCCATTCTTTCTTCGGTGTGAAGCCAGACTGAATCAGCAGAGCAACGTCAGGCATTGCAAGGGTTGATTCCTCGATTCGGAATTCCCGAGTTAAAACTGGAGCAGCAACGTCAGTGCCAAAGTTTAGGTCAACAATCCAACGAATCAAAGTCTGCGTCAAAGACTGAGAGATGATCTCCGAGAGTTCGGACGCTTTAACGACACGAACAACGTTTGCAACCTGTGAAGATGCACGGGAACCAGCTTCTGCCTGACCTGCTTCATTCTCTCCGCAGATTAGGACACTGATTTCCTTGTCAATGTAGTCAATCAGGTTTTTGAAGACGTCTGGACTTCCGCTAGGAGTTACAAACTCTAACTCATAACCTTCCGGCAGAATCATCGCCGTTTCTTGGCTCAAGTTAGAAAGGTGATCGTAGAGGGTATCGATTTCCTTTGTGCTTGCGCTAAGCGGCGCTTTTGCTACCGCTGTCGGCGTTGCATACCGGTCACCGTACAGAACATACGATTCAATCGCTCTGCGACGAAATTTGACCAGGGGATACAGAATCCTTCCGAGTGCGGCACCGTATGGGTCTCCGTTGTGTGACACCCAGTAACGGTTAACAATAAATTTGCGGTTAGGTAGCTCGACACCCTCGAACATTCGGTTGAAGGTAAGGCAGCGCATCGTGAATCCAGTCTGAGCCTCCTCTTTTTCCTGGAACACAAAGCGACGCTGATCGCGCATTCTAACATCGAAAGGTATTACGCCGCGCTTCGTCTTCTTCCACATTACTTCTCCAACGGAGAATCCTGTGATAATTGCTTCGGCTAAACCCTTGTAAATATCGTCAAGAGGAATTTCCTCGAGAACCTCGCTAACAAAATCTCTTACAGCAATATCGCCCGGTTTTTCGCTGTACTGCTCAACGTACCACGGGCGAGAAGTAATTTCTTGAACCAGCTTAGAGAAGCAGCCTTGCACCTGCTCATCGTACAGAAGTCTCTGATACACAGAGAGGGCACGATTGCCACCCTTTTGAATCAAAAGGTCGTCGTTGGGACGAACAATTGTATTACCTTGACCTGTGAACGGGCTGCTAGACCCGAACATGTAGATCGATGATAAATTATAAGGGTCAGAAGTGTAACGAGCTACCTCTCCCGATGGCACTGGGGCTGTCTTAAATCTCTGAGCCATCCAATCCTCTGACAGTCTCTTAGCTTGTCTTTAATTTTACCCTTAATTTGCCAATGTAAACTGTAGTGGAGGTTGAGGAACCCCGTTTACAGAGTATTGAATGTACATGTGATAAATCCCGTCCTCACCTTCGGATTGCCAATCTCCAGTCACACTTAGTTGCGAAAGCTCTGGAACATTTGCTGAGATCGAGGCTTGGAATTCCGAGTTGATTTGTCCCGGATTCATAACGTCAAGAATGTTATCTGCAACCCCGTAGTTTGCGCGCATAACCCTTTCATAATACCGTGTTTCCACTACACTTCGTATATGTTGAGTAACCAGGGAATAATCGACGCTAGTTCCCAGATTCCCATTAACGATAGTTAGCGGGTAGGTGATTCCGCGAATACTGGGGGATAAAGGTTCAGTTACGCTCATCGGTATCGGCGCGAAATTTCAAATTCTAAGCGGTTCAGTCGCTTCCGTACTTCTTCAGAAGGGAGAGAACTCTCGATAACTTTGCTCAACTCTTGCCTCATTCCAGCATGGCTGAGCGAGCGGTAGTAAGACGGATCCACTAAATCTTCTTCTTGTTTGTCGCTAGAAAGAAGGCTGAGGCAAAGGGTTTCAAGTGAAACCCCCTGCGCTCTAGCCTTTAGCTCTAGCTGTAGTAGAAGAGAGTCAGGAATCAGTAACGTTAATTCCTTGTTCATTGTGACTCTCATTTTTAGTTTACTGACCCAGACCCTGCAGGTTCAGTTCGTTTTGCATCTGACCGATAGCAACGCGAATCAGGTCGATTTGGATTCTCTCCAGTGTCGGAACCGGAGTTACAAACACCTTAGCGTTGATAATTCCGTTCTCCAGAGATGCGGGCGGGTTGATGCGGTTGTCGCAAATAACCTGGAACGCATCGCTCGGGCGAGCTCCATACAGAGCACCGCGAGAGTACAGCTGGTTCAGAACGCTGTTTCCAACCGAAATGATTTGGTTGAACGCAACACCGAATCCGTCAATCACGTTGAAGATCTGGCTGTCGAAGGCGCTTCTCAGTGAACCGTAAACAACGTTCAGAATGACGCGAGTGTTTACGAACTGATACAGGCGCTGCTGAGCATCCGAGGACTTGACGCGAGTTCTGCCACCCCAGATGAACACGGCGCTGGTAGGATAACCAGGCAGAGTACGGATTGCGTTGCAACCGTCCGGGTTCAGCAGGTTCTGCTGGGCAGAGTTGATCGGGATTTGAGTTGCCACAGCGTCGGCAAGCTGATACTTGACACCAGCAGGCGGGAACTGGTAACCCTCGGCGCGGTAACGGCGGATGGCAACACCTGTCACGTACGGTGAAGGCGGAATCCACTGACCGGAAGCGTTCTCGATGTAAGGACCGTAGAAAGCAATGAAGCCGAATGGGTTGAAGTAGTTCTGACTGTCAGCATACAGGCGGTTGACGTTGTCAACACCAGCTTCCAGGAACACGGCTTGAGGCACACCGTTGAAACCAACACCACGAAGAGCGTCGTTGATGATTTCAGTCGAGGTGATAGGATCGAAGCGCCACAGTTGGCTCGGAGGAGTTACCTCAGAGGTAAAGTCTAGAGCAACTTGAGAACCGTAGCAAGGCTGACCGGCAACGGCAAGATCACCACCTGCAGGAATTACCATCCAGTCGTACTCTGTTCCGTTGTAAATAACGGCAATACGGTCGCCAACTTTAACTTCGGTCACACCGTCGGGAGCAACGGAGTTTGTTGGAGCGACGGTCACATTGAAGTACACGCCAACCAGTTTAGCAATAGCGGCTTGAACATCCGAACCATTGTCTAGGGCCGCCAAACCAGTAGCAGCAGAGTAAGTTGTAGTGGTGTCCAAAACACCCGCAGCAGCTGTGGTATCAGCTTCATAGTTTCCACCAAAGATTGGCTCAATCGCAGGAACAAGAAATGCCTGAGAAGCGTAGTTCTGGTCTACAGTTGGTGTGCAGTACCAGTTTTCCAGGGTGGTGGAGGGTGAACCAGGTGCAGTAAGAATTAGGGACCCTTGCTGAGTATCTGGACGAGATCCAGAGCCTTCTAGCCATGTTGCGCTTGAATCCTCACCAAACGGGGAGATCAGGTCAACACCTAAAGAGGTCAGACTGTTGTTCAGGTAAAGGGAAACACCAGGGTTGTTAATCGAAGGTGCGGGAGCTGCAGAAGCAGGAGCGGCTTCCTCGTAGATTTGTCCGGCGTTTAGTCCGTACTTTCTACCGCGAATCAGAGAAACAACGGAGATTTCAGCCAGGGCCGAAGAAGTTGCTTCGCCGGCAAGAGTCTTAGAATAAATGATCGTAGGACTCGAGACGAGGGAAACGGTTCCAGTCGGGAATGTGATAAATGCGCCCGCAGTGTAAGCCGTCAGACTTTCAGCAAGACAGAAAGTATTGGCGTCAATCTTCTTAACGAAGTAAGGAGTTTCCACCTTTTTGGTTGTGGCACGGAAAAGGAACTTACCGGCATTTGTTTTTACGGGCTGCGTGAAGAACAGCTTTTGACCGTCAGTCAGACCGTGTGCAACACAGGTGATTTGCGCATTCCCTGTCACAGAAGTGACCGAACCAGCAATTGATGTAGCGGGGTTTAAAATAGTTCTAGAAACAAAGTTCAGACGGTAGTTTGCAGTTGCATCCATCAGAGATGCAGGCAGGTGCAGAGTATTTACGTACTGAGAAATACCCGAAATGTTCTGAACCAGGTTAGAAGTTTGACCGTTGATTGTTTGAGGTAGGCTGTAGAAAGGAACAACATAAGTTAATTCTACTGTTCCAGTTCCACCGGGGAACTGAAGAGCGTCTGCAGGGTTTGTTACGAATTGTGAACCACCACCAGAGGTTACTTCATCCAGAACTGAAACGGCATCCGAAGCGGTCAGAGCGAAGAATACCTCGTTTTCTGAGTAATCGCCTGTTGCGTCAAAGTTGTAAGGGGGAGCAATGACGAAGATTGTGCCATTTTCTTCCTTACCCTCTGCTAGCATAGTAGCGAGAATGTCGCCAGTTGCGTTGCTGTAAGTAACTTCCTGAATCTGATAAGTAACGGGCCAGTAGTTAACTGTGTCGAGCGTTAAACGCTTTTCGTCGGTTGGCTCAACTGCGGTTACGGTGTAGAATGCTGAGTCCAGCAGACCTGCTTTCCCATTTGCGGCGATAGGAGTTGCGCTAGCTGACTCCTTAACGGCGGTTTTAGCTGTGGGAGAAGCAATCAGAGCTTGGTAGGTAAGCTTGTCGTAGGAGACATCAGTACCAACCCACTCATACATGGCATTGTCTACCAGGTACTTACGGCCGGTGATTAAATCAGCGGCGGGCTCGTGAGGAACGTAGGAGCTGTACTTGTTGATATCGGTGACCAGGAAAGGACCGGGATCAGCAAGAGCCATCCACTTATAGTTGTTGTTCTCACAAAGAGCAGCAGCAGCAGCGCCAATTGCGGAACGGGCGGCAGCGTCAAACTGAACGTATGCAGTAGGAGTGATCAGGTAACCCTGGTCTTGCTGACCGTCAAACGCAGTGTCGATGCACTGAATGTAATCTTGAGGAACTCTCTCAAGGTTCTGCTGTTGACCAACGATGTTCTGGATGTCGTAAACGTTCTGCATGAGAACGTATTGAGCACCCACAGGGAATACGGTTGGAATAACGCTAACGCTTCCGTCGAAGGTTGTGGCAGCGATGGTCAGGAAACCGTTCTCCGAGTTGGAGAGCGGGTTCAGGCTTGTTACCAAACCGTAGTCACGGACATACACCGAACTTCTGATGCTCGGGTTGCTCTCAATAGCCTCGGCAATTGCTGTAGCAATCGCAGAAGAGATTCTACGGTTGTTAACTTCGTCGCCAGGAATGTAATCTACAGGAATTGTAACCGGAACACCAAGCCACTCTCCGTCAGCGGTGTAACCCGTGGCGCCGTCACCTGCAACAAGACGGTTGCCGTTGATGACGATTTGAGCGTAAACTACATCACCAGCTTCAAAGTTGGTGGGAAGTCCAGCATTGCTCTGCTTTGTGCCGTTAGGCAGGATTTCAATCTCAACGATCTCATCCGGAGTGCCAACGCGAACAACGCGCAGATCACCGATCTGAGCATTCTGGAAGAACTCGTTAACGCAGTTGTAGCTCAGCAGAGGAATCCGAGCCTCGGGAACGCTTCCGCCAACAAGAGCGAAGTAGTCGTTCAGCGAAGTGATCGGAATAGGTGTGTTAAAGGGGAATACTGTTACAGGTACTGTTTCTTCTGCTTCTACCAGCATGTAAACAGTACTAAAATCGGCAATGGCTGCGTTTGCAGCAACACCGGCTCTCTCGTTGATATATACACCGGGAGCGCCAGGGGTGTTTCCACCGCCCAGGGAAAAAGTGGCCATGATTTTTAGTAAGTGTTCCTTCTTTCCCTTCAACAGTGTAGGCAAGGATGACTCCTACGTGGTCTCCGCAGAGCTGTTGTTGGGACACGAATGTGTACTTACCTTTTACCCTTATTGAACCCCAGTAATTGCCGGGATACTGTCATAAGAATAGCCGTTCAGGGATTCACGGAACACCACCCCTTGCAGTGTATAACGATCTAAAGAGCTAATGTATTCCTCTCGACTATCATAAGGAAAGATGGCATCAGCGTCATTTTCCTCTGGAGTGCCTGAAATGAATGTTGCTTGTTGAAGGCTCCCCCCAGAAGTGGTGGGGTTGGGAAGGAGAAGTTGAGCCCCGACTGGAGGCAATTCCATCACATTCCACTGAGGGTTCAACTCCAGAACAGAGCGATATTGAAGGGAATTGGTGTAATACTGATACCCAAGTTTCCTCCAAGTGAACTGAGGCTGAAAGGGGAGCGTAATCATGTCAAACCATCTTACGAGAACGAGCCATTAGTCGTGCGCCAATCGAAGTGCCTCGATTCAGTTCAAAACCTTCTGTCTCAGCCACCTTTTTAGCAGCAGCCTCAACAACCGCAGGACTAGTTGGAACAAAAGGATTTTCTTCCTGAGGGCGAGATGTCAGTTTTGTTCTAACATCAGTCTCAATTTCTTCCTTTGATACAGCAGGAGCAGCTGCAACGGGCTCTTCAGAGGGGGTTTGAACCTCCACTACAGCAGGTGCGGGTGCAGTTTCAGCAAACGCTTCATTCACTTCTGGAGTGGCGGGGTTGTCGGCGGTGAAAGTTCCGTCGTCATTGTGAGCTCTTTTTCTAGCCATGGTTAGCGTTTTTGGGAGAGAATGTTTTTCCAAGCAATCGGAGAAAGCAACAGAAGTGACTTATCGGAGACACCCATCCAGGGTCTTGCCGCCATCTTCTTTGTTCCGAATTGATGATACACCCCGTAAGGGGTTGACTTCACTTCAAATCCTTCGCCTTTCGGTAGGATTCGAGCTTCATCTTGCATTGCCCCGGTTGCCCGAAGAATTGGTTGACCAGGGTACTTTCGTAGTTTCGCAAGGGCGTATTTAGGGGTCAAAGAGGCCCAAGGGCGACCAGTTGTAGGGTCTGACTCCTGTCGCCAAGGAACAATGTGGCTTCGAAGTAAAACCGGAGCCCATTGCTTTTGAGTTGGTTTCCACCAATTTAAGTTAAATGAGAGGAAACCACTCTTTTTTATCTCGAAACTAATCATTTGCGCTTTGCGCTTTTCTTCATCTCTTGCTCTTGTTTTTCCGCAAAATCTTCAACTATGCTAATCATTGTTAAGATCTTGCTCATTGGTTGTTTTTCTAGCCATTCAACAGTACTGTCCCAACGTTGTTTGCAAAGGTGAAAAGAAACTTCCAGCCAATTTTCAACTGTTAAGACTTTCTCGTTGATAATCTCTTGACCGACCCACCCAAATAACTTTTCAGCTTGAGGTATTGTGAGGTACTCAAGGTCGTCAATGTTCAGAATCAGTCTAGATATCAATGGTAGCATACCGCTTTCTTTGTTTCGAAGTAACTGGGCGAAATAAAAGTCTTTGGGACAGACTTCTCTCACATGTATCGTTACTCCGTCATCAAAGATGAGATGATACGTAAAATCTTCGAGATCTTCAACGATTAGTTTGGGTCAGCTTCGTCCTCCGTTCCACTCGCTTGTGCAACGAGGTCGCTGAGTTTCTTGAAATCTCGCACACCGAGATCTAAGATCTCGTCGTAAGTGATTTTGTCGGAACCAACGATCAGTCTTTCAATGATCTTCATTCCTCTTTCAACGTCGCCTGCCTTTCCAAGTTCTTTCTCCATGTAAAGCAGGTCTCGGCCCGTCATTTCCCGGATTTCAATCTTCCGGCCATCGGAGATGGTAGTGACGAAGGTTTCAAGCTTAGGTTTTTTAGCTTCAACTGCTGGTGTGGTTTGTCCAGCTTCCGACGAGATTGTTCGCATAGTAATTGCTAAGTGATGCTATCAAGTTTTACCCTGGCTTCAACCAGAGCGGTTTCAATTTCTTCATCCCCATGTCCTGGGGGCAAAGAAAGGTAAATTTCACGCGCGATTTTCCAACTAATTTCAGCCCCAGCAGGATCTTGCTCTAGTCGATCGGCGATGTCGGTTATCCATGCCCAGACAACTTCTTTTCTAAATTCGCCGTCTTGGGGCAGAGGGAAAGGCATTACAGTGCTCTAGACATAGTGAACGCTTGTTGCGGAGAGAAGTATTCCGAGTTGTACGCGCACTGAACGGAAGATGGAATTTCTCTTCCTTTTTTATCATAGGGAGTTACCAGGTAGTAAACTCCAGCCAAACCAACCATAGTTTCGATTGAAGCCGATGCTACACGAGATTTGCGACCTTTTTTCATTTGATTAGTCCTTTTTGAATAGCGTTGAAGCGAGTGGTAAGTTTATCGATTGCACCGACCTCTGAGAGCTCTTGCATCGAGTATTCAACACCGAAAGGTTCCTTTTCTCCGCCAGGGTTGGAAGGGGTTACGGTCTTTTCTTTTGGTGATTTACGAATCCGGTTGTCGATCGCCACGCTCGAGAAGAACGCACGAGACAAGGGAAGTTCAGGTATACCCACAGCCGAGTGAAACAGCGACCAGGTGTACATATGAGCGATTTGAAACAACACAGCAAATTGTTCTGCATAGCGTTCCGGCGTCATAAACCAAATCTCGTCGTGGATGCTCAAGATGAACCGAGATGGGATCTTGAACTCCGCAGAAAGCCAGTGAATTGAGGTCAGGAAGATGGACAGAATCTCGGCACCGGAAGACTGAATCGTCCAGTTCACTCGCCCAGTCTTGAAGTCATCTCCGACTGCTGCTGGCCGCATTGCGGTGGATATCTTCGTGCCAAGACAGGGGAGCTGAGGAACGCGAGTTCGCATCGCAATCTCCTCCATATAGTTGAAGCAACCGGAGTCAGAGCCGCCTTCATACAACCCTGAACGTTGTTTACCCTTCTTACCTTCTAGGATTCGGTAAGCAAAGTTCTTAACCTCTGTAGGGGACTTTTCCGGGTATTTCCGCCGGATGTAGGTCTGAACAGCTCGGACTCCCGCACCGTATAGCACCGCGAATCCTGCGATCTTGGCGGTGTCTCGGTCCACGCCAGCCAGCTTAGCAAGAGCACTATGGGGATCAGTCCCCGCCTCTTTCGAGCCGGAAAGAACATTGTAACCAAACGGTGAGCAACCAACGTGACCTCCTTCCCATTTATCGCTGTAGATTGAAGCAATCTGCATTTCCTGACCGTCAAAGTCAGCACCGACAATCTTCCACCCATCCGGAGCCTTCACTCGGGTCTTAAGTTCGGTACCGATCCGCCAGTTTTTCGTGGAACACATCGTAACCATCAGAGATTCCACGGTCCGGCGAGTAACCGTTCCGTGACAGAGAATCTCAGGCAGTGTAACCAGTGCATCCTCGCCGTAAGGGTTGCTAGCCCGTAGGAAGATGCGATCCATCACACGCTTACGGACGGAAGTCCAGTAGGACACAGCGTTAGCAATCTCAAGAGCTCGTTTAGCTTCAGGGAGGTCACTACGCAGGCGCCCCACAGCCATGTCTTCTACGAAATCTTTGCTCAGCACACCGCCAACATTGTCACCATTACCTTTCGGGTGAGGGATCTTTGTAAGCTCACCATCCTCGTTGTGGTAGCACCAGCCGTCAGTCTTAGTAAAGATCATCGGACTGTTCTCATACTGAAGCTTCAGCATCAGGTGAGCCAAGTTAGACTTCACGCCAATGTGCTGGTTCTCGTCTTTAATGAAAGGGCGAACCCAGTTCGGAATGTGGGCATACTTGCCTTTCGTAGACTTGATCTCCCAGTCAAGTTGAGAGACCCACGGGTCTTTACGCACCCACTGCTGAGCTTTAACCGGATCGTTTAGGTAGAGAACTTTCCAGTCTTCATAAGTCTTCCAAACCAGCTGACGGCAAAGATCCGTCATCTCATCGTTATACTGCTTATAAACTTGCTCGACATTCTCAATCCACTCGGACCAGTTATCCACAAGCGGAATGATTGAGCCGTTCAGGTGGTAGTGACCACACAGCGCAACCATGGAAGGTGTGCTATCAAGATACTTGGGCCACAGAGCCTGGAAGAGTTCAGCGGTGTAGTAAGCATCTTTCAGAGCGTAGTCAAGGGCATCCGTCAGAACTTGACGGATCTGGGAGAGATCTGTAGCATCTACGAAGATGTTTCGGACTTTCTTGTCGATATCCCCCAGCTCTTTGACGTCTTCGCCGAAATACTTTCGAACCGCAGCCACGTGAAAGTTGTAACACTGAACAAGGCTGTTGGTTGCCCCTTTGTCAAGCCACTTCGGAGCATACCGCAACTTTCGTTTCTCCTCTGGCGTCAAAGATTCCGGATCTTTACCAGCCAGAACGTACAGCCAACGCTGACCACTAGCCAGGCCAGACACGCCAATGTGAGCGGAAAGTGTGTCGAAATAAAAGTTTTCGGGAGCAGTTTGCTCAAGATTGTAACCCTCACGGGCACGAACGCGATCGTAGCTGATGTTGTGACCCGGAATGAATCGGTTGGTTCCGACCGGAATCAGCTCGTACTGGTCCCACTCAGATTCAGGGATCGAGGGATCAATCAGTTCAGCAGCAAGCCAAATATAAGCAGCTTTTTCACTCAGAGCAGTGCCAATGATCGGGAAGGCACCACCGTGCACATAGGTCTCGGTATCGAACGTGAATGCTTCTTCCTCGGGAAACTCTACGTGCTCAATATACCAACCGCCGGCATCCTCGTTCTCGACCCACTCGTAGCGCACCCAGCCTGGCTCAAACAAGAACTGATCCGGGGGAGGAAGAGGAGGAAGTTTGCAGCGAGAGAACTCGTCGCCGAGTTTCTTGTATCGTCCAACTTGATCAGCAGCAATCTTTTCAAAGTGATCGCGCAAAAAATCACCCTTCAAGTCTGGAAGCGGCAAAGGGCCATCATACAGACCTGCAGGGTGATCGACAGGGACAGAAATGTTAAATTCTTTCAGCAGGTTTTCTGCCTTTTGAATAGACAGACGCGACATCTTCTGTGGCTTCTCCGAGCCAAAGATCTTCTGATGCAGCTCATCTGAGAGAACAGGGTATCCAAGTTGAGTCTTCTTCATGGACGTTAGGTTTTTCATGGTTTATTATAGCGGAAGTTTGACGCAGTAAACTCAGTAGGGTGCCAAGGTGCCAATAGGCGGTGGGTCCATAGAAGCTGACAGCTCACTTGGGGTAATAGCACGAACTGTTAACCCTGTAACTGGTATACTTCCTTGGTCTACCCACCAGTTTGAAGGTCGAACAGGAAACCATCGATATCGAGGTTGACCATCATTGTAATAATACACACAAGGCTGACCCATAAACGGGCTTCCAGGCTCCCAGAGCGCGGCTTCCGTAAGAGTAAAGTAGTTTACGCTATTGTTTGTCCAGCCACGTCCGAAAGGGGCAAGGATATTCCCTTGAAGGGCGACATCAACGACACCGGAGTCAGCGACGGCTTTCGCCATTAGAACAGCACGAGGGTTCATAAGAATATCAGGCAGTGATTGTTTTTACCCTCAAAACACACAGTCCCAGCAAAGTTTCCCAGGGTTTTCATCGTAAAGACCCAGACTACGAGCCTCGTTGATGGCATTCAGGATTTCCACATCGTTTTTCAGACGACGGTGAATCCGGAGTCGCCAGAGGCAGTATTCGCGAGCGTTTCGTTCATTCGGCTCACTCAGGTACTTCTGGTACTTGTTCTCAACAGTTTGAACGATGCCAATACCAACTTTCTCAATCAGGTGGTCAACTTTCTGGAGTGAGCGAGTCATTCGTTTTCCGAGTCAAAAGAGAACATTTTCAGCTCAAAGGTGCGAACACCCGAGCTTTCGTAAACAGCGTCTTTGTTCTTCTTGTAGATTTCGTAAGCGTCAAAGATTGAGGAGAAGTGAAGCGGACGGTCAGCCGGGCTGCTTCTCCAGAGGAGCATTTCCTGCAGGGACAAGGGGATATCGATATCCCACTGTTCATCGCGAGAGGATTAGAGAA